CCGGTGATACTACCATGGCTTGGGGAGATGCTACTTGGGGTAATTCAAGATGGAATAATGGTCAATTTATAGCTGATCCTAATTACGGTCAGACAATGGCTATGTCATTAGGAGCTGAAACAGTAGATTTAAATACACCAGTAGATGTTACAGGAATCAGTTTAACAACTGCATTGAATTCAGTAGCAGATGTTGTTACTGAAACTAGAGTATTTCCTTCAGGAAATGCCTTGACTTTTAACTTAGGTACGGCTACAAATGTATTGATTTGGAACGAAGTTAACACTGGCACAGCACCAGTTGATCCTCCAGGATGGACGGAAGTAGCTGCATAATTATAGTTTGACACTATAATAAAATTTTAATAAATTAAGAAAATCGGAGAATAAAAATATGGCGAATTCGACATCAGCAAGTTTAAAACTTACAGTTCAAGCTACTGGAGAAAACTCAGGAACTTGGGGACAAATTACAAACACAAACTTATTAATTTTAGAACAAGCAATTGGTGGTTATGATGCAGTAGGTATCACATCAGGTGCAACTTTAACTTTTTCAAACGGCGCTTTATCAAACGGTAAAAATGCAGTATTAAAATTAACAGGAACAATTGGAGGAGCAGTTAACGTAACTATTCCTGATTCAATTGAAAAAACTTTCGTAGTTGATAACGCAACTACAGGTGCTTATACAGTGACGTTCAAAACTTCTTCAGGAACTGGAGTGACTTGGGCAGCAGCTGACAAGGGCACTAAAATGGTTTACTCAGATGGAACTAATGTTGTTGATACAGCATTTACAGATTTATCATCTGATTTTTCACCACAACTTTCAGCGGATCTAGATACAAATAGTCAAAATATTATTATTGACACAGCTCATGGTATTCTAGATGAAAACTCTAATGAACAAATTTCATTTACCACAACCGGCTCAGCTGTTAATGAATTTACAATAGCGAATGCAGCTACAGGTAATGCACCTGCAATATCTGCAACCGGTGGGGATGCTAATATCGATTTAAACATTACACCAAAAGGTTATGGAAGAGCAACTTTCAATGGTCAAGGTAAAATTCAAAGTGTTGCAGAAAAAGTTACAACAGCGGCTACAGCAGCAACAGGAACAATTGCTTACGACGTACTTACTCAAGCAGTTTTAAATTACACTTCTGATGCTGCAGCTAACTGGACATTAAATATTAGAGGTGATGGATCAAACTCTTTAGATTCAATTATGGATACAGGTGAATCAATTACTATTGCTCACATTGTAAAACAAGGTAGTACACCTTATTACAATTCAGCAGTTCAAGTCGATGGTTCTTCTATTACTCCAGAATGGCAAGGTGGATCAGCTCCATCTGCTGGTAATGCGAGTTCATTAGATGTTTATTCATACACTATTATTAAAACTGGATCAGCTACGTTCACAGCGTTAGCTTCTCAAACACAGTTTGCGTAATAAAAATTAGGAGGAGAAAGATTATGCCAATAATTGGTTCATTCGGAGCAGGAGCAGCTAGAGGTTTCGGTATAACCGCAGGCGCTGCTTTTAAACCTCTAGTAGCGACAGGTGGTACAATAACCACTGATGGTGATTACAAAATTCATACGTTTACAAGTCCCGGAACATTTTGTGTAAGTTGTGCAGGTGAAAATGCACAAGTTGATTATATTGTTCAAGCGGGCGGAGGCGGAGGAGGCCGTACCGGAGGTGCAGGAGCGGGAGGATTAAGATTTACTTCCGTTAATTATTGTGCACCTTCTTGTACTTCTCCAAGATCAGGAAATGAAATAACTTTATGTGCTCAAGCATATCCAATTAGTGTTGGAGGAGGTGGATCTGGATTACCAGCTAGCCCCCCTGTACCAGTACCTTCTGGAAATAAACCAACTAAAGGAGTTGATTCAGTTTTTTCAACTATTACCTCTGCAGGTGGTGGAGCAGCTACTAACCCTCAATCAGGTTCGACTGGAACTAATACCAATGGTGGTTCTGGAGGCGGCGGAGTAAATGCTAATAATTTTAGTCCAGCAGTAGCAACTGACGGTTTAGGAAATACACCACCAGTTAGTCCTCCACAAGGTTTTGACAGTCATGGAAACCCTGGTATTCCCACTACACCAGAAGGACTTTCAACTGCAGTAGATGGTGCCGGTGCAGGAGGAAATACTGCCAACATAGCACCAGATCCAGCTCCAAGAACAGGTTCGGCAGGTTTAGGTTTTCCAACTGATATTATGAAATGCACTGGTGTACCTAGTCCTTCCCCTACAGTAAAATTTATTGGCGGCGGTGGAGGCGGTGGTAGTTCTGTTAACCCATCTACTCTTACAACAGGTCAGCACGGTGGCGGATCTGGAGGCGGAGGAACACCGGGAAATCCTGGTTCTGCAAATAATGGTTCACCAGGAACAACTAATACGGGAGGCGGCGGTGGCGGCGGCGGCGCAGGCGGTGGACGTTCAACGCAACCCCCTCAAGGAGGCGGCGGTGGCGGCGGCTCAGGTCTAGTAGTAATAAGGTATAAATTTCAATAATTATGGCACATTTTGCAAAAATTAATGATAATAATGAGGTTCTATCAATTCTTTATATTGATAATGAAAAAATTCAAAATAGTGAGGGTGTAGAAACTGAATCTATAGGGCAACAATATTTACAAACACATAATAATTGGCCAGCTGAAAAATGGATTCAAACTTCTTACAACACAGAAAATAACACACGTAAGGACGGAGGAACTCCATTTAGAGGAAACTATGCGGGCATAGGTTATATTTGGGATCCAGAAAACAATATGTTTTTTGGAGAAAAACCTTTTCCATCATGGGTAAAAAATACTTCAACTGCAAGTTGGGATCCACCTACAGCTGCACCAAATTTAACTGCAGAACAACAATCTCAAAACGAAGCTAATACTCACATGTGGACTTATGAGTGGGATGAAAACAATCAATCTTGGACATTAACAGATCTTGGCCCTGAAGTCCTGTAATTAAATATTGATTTTAAACTATAAATAAGTATATTCATTCTTAGAATGAAAAAGAAAGTATTAACAGAACAAGCTATTTACAGTGACATAGTAAAGTTACCTAAAGGATATGAAGTTAATTCCTTAGAAATGTGTCAAAATATTTTTAAATGTTTTTACAAAAATAATAACGCTGTTTTTTGTAAATCTTGGGATCAATTAAATAGATACATAATTGAAAATGTTCAATTAAGACATCAAATAAAATTAGTAAATAAAAAAACTTGGGGAAATATTTTTACTCCAAATGAAGAATATACTTGTTTGTCTCCTGTTGATCCGGTTGATTTAAAGAATTCTCCTGACTTTACATGTATATATGGAATTAATACTGAAGAATGTTATGTGACTATTTATTATGATGATAATAGAAGAAAAGGTAGAAGTTTTAAAATGCCATTAAAACATAATTCTTTTATTATGTTTCCTTCAACTAATATATACACAATATCTAATAATCAAAAATCTTCTTTAAATTTTGTACAAACCATCACTTTTGAATTATTTTAAAATATGCAATTCGATAATTATTATTGGTATTTTAAGTCAGCTATACCTGAAAAAATATGTGATGACATAATTAAATATGCATTATCTAAAAAAGAAACTATGGCAAAAACTGGTACTTATGGTGATAAAAAATTAACAGAAAAAGAAATTATAGATTTAAAAAGAAAAAGAAATTCTGATTTAGTATGGCTTAGTGATACTTGGATATATAAAGAAATACATCCATATGTACACAGAGCTAATCAAAATGCTGGGTGGAACTTTGAATGGCATAGATCAGAAGCTTGTCAATTTACAAAATATAAATTAAATCAATACTACGATTGGCATTGTGATAGTTGGAATAAACCCTATGAAAAAAAAGGACCTGAACAAGGTAAAATAAGAAAACTTTCAGTAACTTGTCAATTAACTGATGGATCAGAATATGAGGGTGGTGAATTAGAATTTGATTTTAGAAACTATGATCCAAATATGAGAGAGGAATCTAAACATTTAAAACAAGCAAAAGAAATATTACCAAAAGGTTCTATCATTGTATTTCCTTCATTTGTTTGGCATAGAGTTAAACCTGTTACGAAAGGAGTAAGATATTCATTAGTTATGTGGAACCTTGGATATCCTTTTAAATAAAATGGAAAAAGTAGATTATTTTAAAACACCTATTTGGGTAGAAGACAGACCTGAATATTTAAAATCTTTGATAAGACACTCTAATGAATATATTAAAGCTGCAAAGAAGATGGACTTTAATAAAGAATATATAAAAAAGTTTGGTGATTTTGGAACATCTTATCATTCAACACCACTTACAATAGACAATAATTTTTTAGATTTTAGAAAATATGTTGGTCAAAAATCTTGGGATTTTTTAAATGAACAGGGTTTTGATATGGAACAGTATTCTGTTATGTTTTCTGAAATGTGGGTACAAGAGTTTTCAAAAAAAGGTGGTGGTCATCACTCTGCACACATACATTGGAATCAACACGTATCAGGATTTTATTTTTTAAAGTGCAGTGATAAAACATCATACCCAATATTTCACGAACCAAGAACAGGTGCACGTGCAACCAAATTAAAAATGAGGCCTAGCGAAACAATACTTAATGGAAATGATTTAGTTCACTTTAGACCTAAACCTGGAAATTTAGTTATTTTTCCTGGTTATTTAGAGCATGAGTTTGTAGTAGATCACGGTATAGAACCGTTTAGATTTATTCATTGGAATATACAAGCTGTGCCAAAAGAAATGGCAAAAAAATTTTAATGGAAAGTAAATTAATACATTTTAGTAATGTTGGTTTTTTAGAACAAAAACTTCCAAAAGAAGTTTTAGATAGATTAAGAACTTATATTAAAGATAAAAAACACAAAAATAACCACACTTTAGCAGGTAATATAAAATCTTCATATGAACTGGTGGATAAGGATAATTGGTTTTTTCAAAAAATTTTGTTGTTTAGCATTAGTGATTTTGAAAAATACTGCGTAAAAGAAGCTTTGGTTCCTAGCGTATTAACAAAAAATTGTGCTTATGAATTAAATAGATTTTGGGTAAACTTTCAAAAAAAATATGAGTTTAATCCTGTTCACGATCATGGTGGTATTTATTCTTTTGTAATATGGTTAGACATACCTGCAGATTATGAAAAAGAAAAAAAGTTATCTTTTTCTAATCATTCTAATTCACCATTTCCAAATACATTTCAATTTTTATACACTAATTCTTTCGGTAAAATAGCAACTCATCAATATCATTTATCTCCAAAAGACGAAGGAACCATGTTGTTTTTTTCTAGTAAAACTCAACACACCGTTTATCCTTTTTATACTTCAAATAAAACAAGGGTTAGTATTTCAGGTAATATCTATTTAAACCCAGAAAGAATACTATGAGTTACAAGCATTGTTTTCAATATACTATTTTTGAGGAAGAAATTAATATAACTTCTAAATTATTAAAAGAAATAAAATCATATTCATTAACCAAAGATGAAACAAATAATAATAACTTTCTTAAAAAAGATAAAAAATTATTAAGTATGATTAAAAAAAATTTACAAGATATATTTAAGAAACATAAATTAAATATTATAGATTGTTGGATTCAATTATATTTAAAGAATGATTATCATAGTATACACACACATTTTGCAACTCAAAAAGATTATTCCTTTGTATGGTTTATTGATGGAGATAAAAACTCCTCTCCTATTATATTCCATGAAATAGGTTATCCCTTAATTAACAATAACAGACAAATAAAATTTGATTTTAAGCCCGGCACACTATTAATATTTCCAGGTTTTATGCCTCACGAAGTTCCTTTAAATAAAAGTAACAATAGATTAATTGTAAGTGGAAATGCAATATGAGTTTTAAAAAATTAAAATATACTGTAATAAAAAAAGCTATATCCGAAGATTTAGCAATATATCTTTACAATTATTTTTTAATGAAAAAACAAGTCTACGATACTTGTATACAATATCGTTATTTAAGTCCTTTTGAAACTATAAATGGTTTTTACGAAGGTAAAGACGATCAAATACCAGACACATTTGCTATGTACTCAGATGCAGCAATGGACACTTTAATGTTAAAGTGTCAACCAGTAATGGAAAAAACAACAGGATTAAAATTACAACCATCTTATACCTATGCTAGAATTTACAAAAAAGGTGACATATTAAAAAGACACAAAGATAGGTTTAGTTGTGAAATATCAACCACTCTTAATTTAGGTGGAGACAATTGGCCAATATATTTAAGTCCAAATGAAAATGTTGGGATACCGGATTGGGAAAAAATAACGAGTTCTAGCAAAGCAAAAGGTATTCAAATAAATTTAAATCCTGGTGACATGTTAGTTTATAGAGGTATGGAATTAGAGCATTGGAGAGAAAAATTTAAAGGGAAAAGTTGTGGACAAGTTTTTTTACATTACAATAATTTAAAGACTCCAGGTTCAAGATTTAATATTTTTGATAAGAAAAAACATTTAGGATTGCCTGCTTGGTTTAAAGAAAAAGAATGAAAATTATAGATAACTTTTTACCTAAAGAAGAATTAAAAGAATTACAAAATATAATGATGGGACCTAATTTTCCATGGTTCTATAATAATTCAGTAGCATTTAACAAGGTTCTTAATGATCCCTTTGAATATTATTTTACACATAATTTTTTTACGGATGTTTTACAAAGCGGACATAATCATATTATTGAAAGAATAATATTATCAAAATTTAAATGGTTTTCTATTAAAAGAATTAAAGGAAATTTATATCCAGCAACAAATAAAAAAGTAACATATGAATATCACACAGATTATAAATTTAAACATAAAGGTCTAATATTTTCTTTAAATACATGTAATGGAGGTACAATATTATCTGACGGTAAAGTAATTAAATCAGTAGCTAACAGAGCATTATTTTTTGATCCTTCTAAAAAACACTCATGTACTAATACTACAGATACAAAAGGTAGGTTTAATATAAATATTAATTATGTGTAATGAAATTGTTTATAGAAAAACATTTAAGTGATGTTGTTTACCCTGTAGAAAAAGAAGGTTGGGATGTAAGAGGTATTCTTAAAAACAGATTGAATCAAAATTTTAAATTTGATTTAAGGCCTATTAAAAATAATGGTAAAATAGGAAGCTTTTATACTAAAGCAGATAAAATGGTTTTTGATATGAAAGATCAATATATTATTGTCGATATAGAAGAATTACATCAATATTTAAGAGAAAATAAATTAAAAGATGTTCATTTACAGGATTTGATATCTAAGTTAGATTGGAATATAATACTACCAAAAATTTAAAAACCTTATATTATAACAATATGGCACTTAAAAAAGTCAAATTTGCAGCAGGTTTCAACAAACAAAGTGTACCCTCAGCTCTTCCAGGACAATGGGTAGACGGCGACTTTGTACGTTTTAGGTATACAGCACCAGAAAAAATAGGTGGTTGGAAACAATTAACTCAAGCTAATGAAACAATTCCCGGAGCAGCACGAGCTCAATTAGCGTTTACTAGTTTAAAAGGTGAAAGATATACGGCCATTGGAACATCCCAAGGTTTATTCTTATATTATGGTGAAGCTTTTTACGATATTACTCCTTTAGATACTGCAATTACAGGAGCAACATTTGATACTTTTTCTAGTCAAAACAATGTAACGGTAAATAAAACTTCTCACGGTTTACAAGTTGGAAGATATGTAACGTTTACAGCAGTTACTCCTCCAACAGGATACTCTGCAACAGATTTTACAGAAGGTGCTTTTGAAATTTTAACTGTTCCTAATGATAATACTTTTACAATTCAAATGAGAGTTAATGCAAGTGGTGCAGCATCTGCATCTGGTGCAGCATCTATTAATCCTTATGTTGAAGTAGGTCCTACTTTTCAAACATTAGGGTATGGCTGGGGAACGTATCTTTGGGGGGACTCTACATGGGGTACTGAACGAGGAACTAGTAATGTAATATTAGATCCAGGTAACTGGTCATTAGATAATTTTGGTGAAGTATTAGTTGCAACTATATTTAACGGTAAAACTTTTACATGGGATGCGGGAGCATCTAATCCAAGAACAATTAGAGCTTCCATATCCACAAGTGGATTTGAAACTACAAACAATCCAACTGCTAGTAGATTTACTTTAGTGTCCGACAGAGATAGACATCTATTTCATTTTGGAACAGAAACCACTATTGGCAATTCTTTAACTCAAGATCCTATGTTCGTAAGATTTTCTAACCAAGAAGACCTTAATACTTATTTACCTAAAGCTACTAATACCGCGGGAACATTTAGATTAGATACAGGAAATAAAATTACTGCAGCTTTACAAGGTAAAGATTATGTATTTGTATTAACTGATTTAGCCGCTTATGTTATTCAATTTGTTGGTCCCCCATTTACATTTAGTGTTAGACAAGTTGGAACTAATTGTGGATGCATTGCTCAACACGCAGCTAGTTATGTTAATGGCGCGGTATATTGGATGTCGGGTGAAGGTGGATTTTTTATGTATGATGGTACAGTTAAAGCTTTACCATGTCTTGTAGAGGATTTTGTATTTACTACACGTAATGGAGATTTAGGAATTAACTATGATTCGGCTGCTACAGTTTTTTCAGCACCCAACACTTTATACACAGAAGTAAATTGGTTTTATCCTAAAGCAGGATCTTTACAAATAGATCGATGTGTAACCTATAATTATCAAGAAAATTGTTGGACCACTAGTTCTTTAGACAGAACTACTTATCAAGATCAAGGTGTTTTTAATTTACCTTATGCAACAGATTATGAAACAACAAGCACTCCAGTTTTTTCTGAAATATCCGGCATTACAAATAAATACGGAGCATCAATATATTATGCTCATGAAATAGGAACTGATCAAGTTAATAGTTCAGGAACTACAGCGATTGCAGCATTTATTAGATCAGGAGATTTTGATATAGACGACGGAGAATTATTTATGTCTATGAAAAGATTTATGCCTGACTATAAATTTTTAGTTGGTGATTCAAAAGTAACTTTGTTTATTTCTGACTTTCCTTCTGATATTCAAACAGGGTCACCACTCGGACCTTTTACAATAACCAGCACTACAGAAAAAGTAGATACTAGAGCACGAGGAAGATTATTATCATTAAAAGTAGAAAACGATGCTGCAGGACAAACATGGCGTTATGGTAGTTTTAGAATGGATGCTCAACCAGACGGGAGAAGATAATGACGAAAAGACTAAACATTAAAAAAGCAATTAAGAAACCAGGTTCTTTAAGAAAAGCTTTAAATATTAAAAAAGGTGAAAAGATACCTTTAGATAAATTAAATAAAGCAGCTAAAGCAAAAGGTAAATTAGGTCAACGAGCTAGGTTTGCTAAAACTTTAAGAAAAATAAATAAAGCATAATGGCTAAGTTAACTAATTATATACCAGAACCAAAACAAGATTATGATGTAGAAAATCAAAGACAAATTATTGAGTCTATGACAACTATGAAACAACAACTAAATTTTGCTTTTCAAGAAGATTTGAAAAACGAACAAGATGCTTTTAATTATTTTTTATCATGACAATACAATATAAAAATCAAGGTTTTAAACAAGTTGATACAGCTAAAGCTACAGTGCTTACTTGTCCTACCACTGGAGCAATTATAGTTAAAAGTGTCTATTGTGTTAACAACGATGCGTCATCAGCTATTTTAGTAAACATGAATTTTGTTGACTCATCAAATTCTAGCGCTGAGTATGAATTTTTTAGAGATGAAGTGGCCGCTAAGACGCAAGTAAATGCTTCACCTCAAGGCTTGAATTTAGAAGCAGGAGATGCTATAACTGTGCAAGCAGCGACAGGCAGTAATAAAATACAAGGCCTAATAAGTTATGCTTTAATAAACAGAGAGAATGAAAACGGATAATTTGACAAAAATAGATTGC